ACCAAAACAGTTGTACAATTGAGTAGAAGTAATACCCATTAGTGTAGATGAAACCTGTGAAGGTGATAAAGTTAAATCACCAGCAGGTACATTTGATTTTATAATCAATTTAGAAAGTCTAACATTGTTATATGTATTAAACTCCGGAGCATCAAAATAATCAACGTCGCTTGATGGAGCATTTAGAACATAAACAGGTAAATTGTTAACATAGTATGTTGTATTGGTCAAATCCATTAGTTGTGGCGCTGACCAGGTTTCACCGTTGTATCCAATGTTAGTTCCATCTGCCACAAGTTTAACTGAAACAGTTCTTGTCACAGAGTTGTTAGATTTTGGTGTTGTTACACTCCAAACACCTACGCTTGGATTTTGTACACAAATAAATTCATACATCAATCCATCAGCAGGAACAATGTAAGGATTACCTGCAGTTAAGCCAACTACACTATCAGTAGCAGAGTAAGGGTATACTTCAATGTCAACTGTAGATACGTTAATAATCTTAACAGAGGTGCCAAGAAGAGGCGAGGGAAGTTTTACTGCAATATCAGATGCGCTTGGAGAATCTACGAGGTAGATACCTCCAGATAATTGAGTAGCATCAGCAAGTGTTGATCCGTTAGCATTTAATGAGGTTTGTCTGTAAACAATATTTTCTACGGTCAAAGTTTCTATATCAGCGTTCGTAGCGGTTATACTGGTAGATACGATATCGGTAGAAGTGATATCAGATGCATTTACAATATTAGCAGTGAGAGTGCTACCTACATCTGCGTTATTATTTACCAACAAGTCGTTTGTTGTAACGCTCAATGTGGTTACGCTGTTGTTGTCTAAAGTTTTACCAACGATATCTGCAATATCAGCAAAGCCGGCCTGGATATCGTTACCCACAATAGACGTGGAGATATTAAGAGAGTCGCCAGACAGCAATCCGGAAAAAACTCCGTCAACACCATTTACATTACCTGTAGATGTCAATGTTGATCCAGAAATAGCACCACTAAAAGTGGATGCGCCAGAAACGTAAATGTCTACAACATTCAACGATCCGTTAATATTTAAACCTGTGAGATTGTTACCAGCACCGTTCTGCAAAGTACCATTTGTTGGTGTTCCCGCAGTACTTCCAATGGTCAGTACGTTCCCGTAGGTGGTTTCTATTGTTTGGTTAGTTAAATCCATTTAATGCCAATTAATGCTATTGTTACTCCAGTTAATGGAGTTATTGCTCCAAATGTTACCCAGTTTAATCACGCTTATATCTTCTACTGATAAAGAAGATATCCAACTTACAGCCTCAAGCGTTACGTCTATTCTCGATATCTCATCAATAGATGTTCCGCTCGTAGCATTAAAGTTTATAGTCAAACCATCCATCCATCCGCTAATAGTAGCAGTACCATTATTATGGTACATAATACAAACGATGTCAGATCGTCTTGACATGTAATCTAACTTATTCAACTTGTTATCAAGTCGAGGAAGTCTAATGTTTATATCGGTAGTAATTGCTCCAAGGCCATTTGATGTGCTTTTGGATTCGTTAAATACCGTATAGGAGTCTCTTTTGTTGTGTCCTATAACCACAAATTCTTTTAGGTTAGCAAGTGTAACTTTAGTTTCATCCACTGGATCAAGTGTGATCTCAAGGTCTTTTTGAAGACCAATATAAACCTTATTGATGCCACCTGCCGTAGACTGGTTGCAGTTTATATCTAAATCTTGAAGGAGAATACTACAGTTAAAAGCCATATCTAAAAAAAAACAAAAAAAGGGGACGGGGACATGCCCCACCCCCTTGTATTAATTTACAAGTTTACCAATTAGGCAACAAGGTCCCAGTTAGAAGAGTCGATAGCATAAGCCAAAGAGCGCTCTTCACCAGTCAATGTCAATTGGAAACGGTTTTTATCGGTACGAACAGTTCCAGAGTTACCGTCAACGGTACCAGCGTATAATCCGTACTCAGCACCTACCAAGTGGTAAGTTCCTGCAGCAGTCTCTACAAGTGCAAGCAATTCAGCACCACCTACAGCGATATGCTCAAGAGAGTTACGCTTTTCAGCAGTCATAACAGGAAACTCAACAGAGATAGTAGGAACTGTAGAAACAGAACCGTCAGCATTAACAGTTTTTACATCAGTGAATACAGAGAAACCATCTTTGTTATTGAAGTCCAAAGAGTAGATATCGCCATCAGCCAAAAGAGTTGCTCCAGTTGGAGAAACGGTTACTGATCCGTATGCAGTGTTTTTAATGTAAGTACCTGCGTTGTTTGGATCTTCGATTTCTTTACGAGAGTCAACAGAGATTGCAGGTGACGCGCCACCCATCAATGTTTCTTTGTCTCCAACGTAAACCTTCACAAGACCACCAACAGGTAGTTCAGAACAAGAGAAATCAATTCCCCCTAAGTATACAGTACAAGCCATTTGTTTATTTTATTTTAAAGGGTTATAATAGGGAGGCCGGAGCCTCCCTAAATTAATTATGCTTGAGCGTAAACGATTTCCTCGCCTTTCAAGTAAGAGAAACCTAACTTGAACTGGCCCCAGATTTTGTCGCTTGACAACTCAGCCTCGTACTTCATGTCAATCGCACGAACATCGTTGTAGTCATCAGTCAACATTACGATGTTTTGAGGAGCAGAAACGAAGAACTGATCAGCACCAAGGCTTGGGAAGTGAACAACTTCCATACCGTAGTAAGTAGGAATGTTGCCTTCTACGATACCTTGAGGGGTAGTAGTATACTTCTCAGCGATAGCGATTTGGTAGTGTTGCATAGCAGCAGTACCCAAGAAGAAAGCAGGTTTGAAGTCGCGGTCTGCGTCTCCATATACTGCAGCAACCATTACGTCGCTCATTGCAGCGTATGCTTTTTCCATTTCGTCCAAGATGTTCAATGCAGTCAAAGCACCACCACCGATCAAAGTATCGATTACGTCAGCATCGTTACCCATTTCAGTAGTCAATTCTGTAGCAGCAAGGCCCAATGCATGCTCTGCAGATTTCTTAGCGAAGTAGTCAAATACCCAGTCTTTGAACTCAGAGTCCATAGTCTCTGGATTGTGCTGACCTTTTTTCAACATCAAGCCGCGGTAAGAAGACTCAAGAGCATCTTTACAGTTCAAGAAAGCCCACTTGTAAGTTTCTACGCTCATTTCTTTCTCACCTACTGAAGCAGTAGATTGAGGATCAAATTGACACAAGTCATTTCCAAAAGTCAAAGACGCGTCAAAGATTGGCACGTTTACTTTTGCTTTAACGCCGTCAACAAGACGGAAGCGGTTCAATACAGCCGCTGATTTAACCATTGCATCGATGAACAAGTCTGGACGACGATCACCGTAAGGAAGGTTTGAGATAGTTACACCCATTTTATTTAAATTTTATGAAATTCGGTTTTACTTAATTTACAAATATTATTTACGATTGAAGAAGTTATTGATCATAGCAACTTTCTCCGGAGTAATAGCGTCAAAAACAACAGTTTTGTCTTCAACAGACTCTTCTGATTCTTCAGCATTTTGCTCTGCAGCGAATTGCTCCTCGATCTGTGATTCGTTTACTTCTTCTTCAGCAGTAAACTCTTCAGTTACCTCTTCTTTAACTTCTTCCTGTGCAGGAGTTTCCTCGTACACCTCTTCAGAAGCCTGTACTTCAACAGCACCCTCTCCTACAGGAGCGATGCTCTTTTCTTCACCTTCAGTCATGTTCTCTACAGGAGTTTCTTCTTCCTGTGAAGCGCCCATGCTTTCGATGTGCTTTTGAATAATTTCGATAGCGTTCTTTAATTCGTCAACGCCTGCGAACTTTTCTTCAAAAGATGTCAATGCCTCAAGTAGAACTGCATTTTCGTTCTCGAGAGACTCTACCTTGTTTGAAAGAGCAGTAAGTTGATTCTCAAATTGAGCCTCCATCTTACCCAACTCCTTCGCAAATGAGAATTCTGTCATTTCCTCTTCTTTTGTTGGTTTTATATCTGCTTTAATTTCAATGGAAAAACCATTGATGTCTCCCTCTTTGATAGAGTTAAACAATTCGTCAGACTCAATTTTAGCCTTTACGAATACTGTTCCGTCTGGAAGATCATAGCCGTAGTCTTTTGACTTATCGTTATCTGATTCTTTCATCCAAACTTCAAGCATAACCACATCTTCAGTATCATAAGCGTGGTGTATGCCAAATGCGTTAAACAATCCTTCTTTGCTGTAGCGATACATAATATCCTTGATCACTTCTGGAGTGAAACGAACATAGTAGTATCCCATATCCGGATTGAATCGTATAATCTTTTTATTAGGGATCATAATCGGTCCAACAACCTCTTTCTTTTCAGCGTCTGCCTCAAAGTTAATTTTTTGTTGTTCCGAGAAGTAGATAAAGTTCTCTTCAATCGCAGGTTTATTTACGAGAGAAATCTTGAACATACCCTGCTCGATATCCTCGAGGCTAATGTCGTATACTTCAATGTTATCCATTTACTGTTCCTTTTCTAATGCTTTCAGCCTTTCTAATCGCCCAATTAATTCCGCTTGTTCCTCCCCAGCCAAGCCAAGCAACATATCCTCTGTCTTTCCAAGGCGTGTCTTTATACTTCGGATCAACAGCAGCATTTTTTCGATGGCGATTAAAGGCAGCCATGCGAGCAATCGTTTCATAACTAAGTTTTCTGTTATCGGCCAGTTGGTTAGCCCTGGCCCAGCCTACAGCGGTCATTCCTTTTACCTCATCCCCATACTTCTTCTTCCACTCAAGAACTTTCTTAGCGTTATTGGAAGCAGCCTTTGGATAGTCGTTATAAGTAGCCATATGAGTAATTTACAATATAATACCTTCTACATCCGAGTAGACTCCAGTGTCATAGAGTTCTCCATTAACGGACTTGATAATAATTCCATTGCAATGAACCTGCGGCAATGTAACTATGCTATAATTGTCTTTGATATTATATGCATACTCTTTATCAAACAAAGCCTTAAATCTAATCTTTGGCTTCCCATAGAACACAACATTATCATTACCTACGAAGAAATCATATAGGTCTGTTTGATTACCCAAATCGTCAAAGTGGTAGAGTTTTATGCTGTTGTTTCTGCTCGTAACAAGTCTACCGTCAAAAGTGTGTGAGTCGTAAGTATCATAAACAATACCTTTAAAATCATTCTTATCAATAAAACGGCCCCTCTTTATATTAGTCTTGTAATTAGGTCTGTCTATATACGCAAATGTGATCCCAACATCATTTATTGGTGTAAAATCATGAGTTGTCAGACCAATCTCATATTGATCAAAACCTTCCGGAACAATAATATCTACTGGGTCTCCGCAAAGAGACTCGTTGAAAAACCTCGACTGAAGAGAGAATTTCAATTCGTCCGAACCTGCTGTGTTTAGCGTAACGGTATCATAACCGAAATCATCAAAATGCAAACTGTCAAGACCTTTTAATTCTATAGATTTTGCAGTCTTATAAATAATATCAACCTCTATTTGCTCGGCGTCATCTAATATATTTTGTATGTCAGTAGTTGTGTTTTGTTCTCTAATATCCGGTAGCCTGTCTAATAAAACTGAATTCGAATTTTGGTCAAATACTACTGATAGGTTAAATCTTTTTATGATCTCCTTTAATACATCTGCCGGCTTTACCTCAATGTCATTGTCTCTAAGAGACTGGTATATATTCACATCATCATCACCGAAGTAAGGGTTAAATGTTCCGTTTATACCGGCAATCATCAAGTAAAGATTACCTATATTATTAAGGTCTTCACGATAGATCATTTTACCTATACTTTCCGACCCAGCAGTTACAAACGATGTTGTAGAAGGAACCATAAGCCCACTCACACTATTCCATGTGTCTACTTTTTCAAATCTAAGATTACCACTTATGATCTCAAATTCAATAGAAACGCCATACACAGAGCCAGCAAGTATCTCGTATTCTTTCTGTTCCCAAATGAAATCACCTACTGCAGCATCGTTGAATCTCACTTGATATTTTAAGTCTGCGAGAGAAGGATGGATGTTTACAAAACCAGTTCCTGTACTAACCTCCATACCGTCGGTACCATCGCTATTTACTATGTTAGCATCAGCGATGTTTAGCACCTTAACTGATCCATCCGGATTACACATTCTGAATGGTTCTGTAGGGTATCCGTCTACCCAAAGGATTGCCTTAACAACGAATTCTGCATTTGAATTAGAAATATCTATATCCTTTATTGCAGAGTAGTTGGTTTGACTTATCCTAAGCATTGGAATATCTACAGCAATCCAAGAGTTAGCCGGCAACTGTCTTGATTGAGCAATTGGCTTTCCTGTATAACTGGTACTACTTCCATAGTAAGCCCTGGTTAGATCTGTATAATCATTTGGCTGATTGTATTTAACATCAACACCAAAATCTCCAATTGCCTTAGACGGATTGCTTACATCATTGTAGTTCCATGATGCAGTAGTCTCTGGCCAAGAAGCGACCTCTCTAACATTTGTTTGCTGTGGTGTTAGGTCAGCAGTATAATCATTGATGTAGAAATTGTATGGGCCTTCCACTAAGTAAAATCCGCGAGTACGAGTACGCGAAGAGGCTCTTAGTCTAACTGGCAGCACCATATACATGTATTCCGGATCAACATTTTGAATAGCGCTGTTATAATTACCTAATTGAAAAAACCTACTTGTTACACCGATATTCAGTTCACTAAAGAATCGAGAAATAAATTCCCTTACACTAAAGGCCGGCGTAATACCTGCTCGGTTCTTATCATATCCAAACTGTAGAAACTGTCTTGCCTCGTAATTGAACTTGTTTATATCATTAGCAAAGTCTATGTAGGGGAAGTGAATAGCGTCTAACGACGGAATTGTGCCTACAGACCCTTCGTTTATGCCTAAGAAAGTATCAAATTCTAAGGTGTCGTCGTAATCATCGTACATTTCTGCAAACGAAAGGTTGCTCGAATTTTTAAAGATCTCTTGAATCTTGTCTACAATCCGTATGCTTATGATAGGGGTATTGTTATTATAACTATAACCCTCAATAAACATGTCTCCGGATAATACGTCAATGCCATTTACAGACAGTATAAAGTCAAAGGCATCAAAAGGTATAGTATTGTTAGTAGAGGACGATGGGTCATAACCTATGATGTCAAGGTTGTTTTGGTTCATCGGAAGATCAATGCTTACGCTTATAGGTACCTTGATTTTATCGATGTTATCGACATCATAAAAGTCAAGACCAAAGTTGATCACAGTATCTGCAAAGATATCTAAATTGCTATAGTTAGCAGCAGACTTCTTCTTTGTCCTCAATAAATATTCCATTACTTAATCAATACATTTAGTGTTACCGCTGAAGAAAATTTGTTGTTCAGTGAATTCGCTGTCAAGTCACCTGGAGCAACCCTATAACATTTATTGTCACATTGATCAACAAGGATTTTCTCGTTATAACCCAAATATAGTTTTTTTAGTGTTGAAGTGAAATCGTATTTTGTTCTCGGTATAGAGAGTGAGTATGCCTCCGAAACATTGTAGGGCTTATACTGCTTTGAGTATGTAGCCACACTTAGTTCACTAATAACAGAGTACAAGTCTACCGGAACTATCTTATCAGCGTCAATAGGCTCATAATAGTAAATGCTCTCTACATTCTTGTCCACCTCAATGTAGTCTCCATATATCTCTTGGTCGTACCCAAGGATGAGTCTGTAGTCTGCGCCATCGTATGTTTGGTTTATATAAACCGCATAGATAGTCTTCATAACACCTTCGTGCAATACATTTACTTTCACAATCTCATCTACACCAACAAGGAAGTTTGGAGACGGAGTCTGTTCTTCAATTATCGTAAATGTGTTTGTGCCTACTGATTCTACCTTCGTGTCAATTACTTGCTGCGTAAATGAAGGCACACTATAAATATTGATACGACCCATTAGATAGTTGTATTATTATCTTTAATTCTTCTCGCCGATTCGTCTCTTCTTAGATCTGTAGATGTTACAAATGCGCGAACAGGCTTGTTAGTGTTAATAGCAGTGGATACAGATGCTTCTGCAATCGCTCTAAGGTAATGTACACTTTCCTCGGAGCGCTGCTGTGCTGTAGCGGATGTTGAGGTAGATGATATAGGTTTTACCACACCACCATCAGCAAATACAAAAGGAGTAACGCTTGCGTTTGACTTGTAAGAATTGTTTATTGACTCAAGCAAATCTCTGTGCATTGCGGCAGCGCGTTTGTTCACGATAAACTCACCGCCCTCCATCTCATATCCTGCACGACCTTGAACGGTAAAAGGAATACCTCCTTGATCGTGAGACGGACCGTAAACCATACCCCCGTCTTCGAATTTCTTAGGATAAAACTTTCTCTGTCCAATGGCCTGCACCTTTGCGGCTGTACTCGTCGCAATTACTCCAGACAATAATGCAGCATTGATACCCGCTGTTATAGGATCACCATAAGTAGTGAAAGCATTAATCGTAGCAGTAGCAATGGCTTCAAGGCCCTCAATTACGGCAAGGTCAGAATCTTGTTTCTTCTCTTGTTCGAAAAGTGCCTTGTTAACCTTGTTTTCTTCAGCAACCTGTTTTTTACGGATCTGCTCCTGCTTCAATCGATACTGGGACTCTGTAATTAATTGGTTATCTAACTGAGCCTTAATAATATCGCCCTCAACCTCGTATCTCTTTTGAATTATATCGAGTTCCGCTTCTGCTTCGTTACGAAGGTTATCAAGTCTCGTCTGTGCGAACTCGCGATACACATCGCCGGCCTCTTGAAGTATTTGCTCTACAACCTTTATGTACTTGTCAATCTCTCCAGCATCATCCGGGTTGAAACCAAGTAAAACCTCAAGTGCATTACGACCGTCTTTTTCATCTTTCCTTAATTCGAAAGGTTCGTTTAAGAATTCTTCAGTTTTAGTTCGAATAGCATCTGCCGCAGTTCCTTCAATCTCAAGGTCTTCAAGCAATTGATCTACTTGTGTTTTGAAAACATTTCGTAGATTCTCTACTCTTTGCTCGTAAACCTTTTGAGATATACCTCCGTTACGGACGCTTGTCTGTGCTAATTTATCAAGTTCTGCTTGTGCTTGTGCGAACTCACTTAAAATACCACTAAACACACCGATACCCTCTGATCCAGTAATCTTCCCAGTGCGCTCCAGTTCAGCGGCTACTTCCTCGATTTTAGCCTTAGATTCTTCTGTCAGCGCTACTATCTGACGGATATCATAACCAGCATTTCTGTATGCTGCACTAACACCTTCTGCATAGCCTACTTGTGCGGCCGCTAATGCTGCTTGTTTTTCTGCTGTGTCCTCTATAGTTGATGCTCTAAGAACTTCTGCGTCTCTAATTGTTTTTAGTTGCTCTAATTCGTCGTCTAAACGATCTTTTCGCAGGTCTATTTCCTCTTGTACTCTTTTCTTTTCTCTTTTAGAAGCACCTTCTCTTGCCGCATCTTCGTCATTAACTACACCATTGATTTGTTTTAACAAATCTTCGTATAGTTTCATTCTTTTTTCCTTGATTAGACTCTCTTCAACCGTTACGGAATCATTATATTCCTTTGTTGTTTGTGTCAGTGCGTCTTTAACATCCTTGAGTAGTTGAAGTCTTGTCTCTTCAGATAGGTTACCCTCATTTGCTGCTCTTTGAAGATCTTCATATACTCCTTTCAAACTCTTGTAACCATCAGATGCCGCTTTTGATGCTATACGCTCGTCTCTAAGTCCTTTAGATCTTTCTGCTGTTAATTCTACAAGACCAAGAAGTGTGTCTACAGTATCAAGTGTTGATTCTGTAACTTCGTATTCTACACCTTTGAAATTGTATTTACCCTCGTCTGCTCTTAATCTTTGTAGGAACTGAATAATATCCTCACCTTCTTCTGCGTATGATTTCCAGTTTTTCAAGAAATTAGATGAAGCGAGACCAGTAGACTCTATGATGCCAACCATTATCTCGTTAGTATCAAGGGCTTTTTCTTCCGCGCTGTCTCCAAAGTTTATCATCGACTTAGCAAGCAAGTCAATTTGCTCTGTTGTTTCTGCTGATGCACTTGATATAAGTCTAAATGCACGAGCCTGTGCTGCGGTAGAAGGATCAAGTTTTTCTATTATTTCAAATAATATACCGCTTGCATCTGCGATGTCTAATAGATAATTACCAAGTCTTGTAGAGAAGTTATCATACGCTGACGCAAGTAGGTCTATTTCTCCTTGTATAGTCCCCATTTGCTTGGCATTCGCGTAGAAAAGTCTATCAAGGTCTTCTAATTCTTTTGCTAATTCTTTGAATTTATCTACATTCTCAGCAATAACAATTGCTTGTGACGCACCAGTCTTTTTGAACTCTTCAACAGCCCTTGTTAAACTAATATTTTTTCCTGCAAGGTCATCCAAAAACTCGTTAAATGGACGTCCATCTTTTGCTGCGGTAATTAAAAATTGACGAAGACCGGTACCAGCACGAGATGCTTTGAAACCGTTATCCGCAAGGACCCCAAGTAACGCTGCTGTTTCTCCAAAAGATAAACCTGTTTGCTTTGCGAGAGGTCCAACGTATTGAAGACCAGTACCAAGGTCTTGCAAAGATAGCGCTGACTCGTTTACAGCACCTGTAATTACATTTGCAAAGTTATTTGCGGACTCAGATGTTTCTCCAAATTGATTTAACGCCTTTTTCAAAGAAGATGCAACACCTCCTGGTTCCTCTCCAAGTGCTTGAGATAACAGGGCTACAGGACGAGTTAAATTTTCTATTTCCTGTGTGCTTGAACCGAGTTTAGCAAGTTGTTTCTGTAACTCAACTACCTCAAGTGTGGTCAACGAAGTAGTACCTGCTACTTGAAGTGCGGTTTTTTCTATCTTACTTAATTCATCGTTTGTTAATCCAGCAATTGCAGACAAATCTGCTAAAGCCTTTTCAAATGCTATGGCTCTTTTTGTTGATCCGATAAATATCTCGCTAAGTAATTTTATGGCTGTCTGTAACAGCAAGAAAGAACCATAAAATCTTATAATAGTAGATATATTTTTACCGAGTGTACCTATAAAACCTTTGGTGGATTTATTTGCACCCTCTGTTGCCACTGAGGCATCTTTAGTTGCATTCGCTGCTTTTTTACTTGCGGCAGCCAATCGTGTTTGACTTTGCGCTGCTTTATCGGTACTTCCGCTAAGATTTCTTAATTGCTGATTAAAACCACGCAGTTGCTCATTGATCTGAGTAACTATAGCCGCTATCTGACTAAGCGTGTTTTTTAATGCCGCTAACCTCTTTCCCTGCTGCTCGCTCATATTTCAAGTTTTTGTAAATTCTCTTCTATTCTCCAGGTCATGGTCGCCCACAAATACTCTGGATAGTCTCTTAAATATTTTAAGTATGCTCTTTCAAGCGCACCCTTTAGACCTGCTGGTCCTTGTAAAAATTCCATCCAATTGCTCCCTTTATAACCTACAGTTCTTAGTTTCTTTGCGATTGGTTTGGCAATGTATTCAGCAATCTTGTATGTAACTTGGTTGCCACTATAGTAATAAGTTTGATAACCTCCGTCTCTGCGTCTGTATGAGGTAAACCATTGTGATGCTGGATTTCTTCTTGCTTTCAAATACACCCATGTGGTTATGTCCTCGTATCTAAGACCTGTAGCGGAATTAAAACCATCATTAAGTTTTTCTGCATAGGAAGCCATATTGATCTTTACAGAGAACTCTTCGATTCCAATCCCCATTCCCAAATAAGAGTCTCCAACAAGTCTTGATGTAATCAAATTACCAACCCATCCTTGTGGATCATCAGTGGCTGGAAATATAGATTTCTCAAGGTATCCAGAAGACTTATGGCTATAAGGATTACCCTCCTTGTTGTATGGACCTTCCAGATTAGCCTTTAAGCGTGAGATAACCTTACTCTTAGTGAGTTCGTCCTGCAAGTAAAAACGGAGGGCGCCCTCTTGTTGCTTTCTCGCCTCGCCCCGACTCTTCCTGCTTAATATGATTCGTAAGCGGCCTTCGAGGTTATCCATGTCAGATGTTTATGTCTCGATTATAAGGGTTCCTTGCAACAATGAAACTACAACTTGTCGTTGCGGTCGTTATGTTACAGTCGTCAGCAGAAAATCCTTGTGTATTTACATCCTCAAATCGCTCTTCTCCATTCAAGTTTTGTCCGAAGAAGTCTTGCAGTTGGCCCATTATGAATAAATTCTCTTGATTTGAATTAATCAAACCCAACTCATCATATAATTGAACCTTATCTACAATAATTACATCAAAGTATATCTCATAAACAGGGCTATTGCTTTCTCTTGAAATGTTAGCACTACTTAAATGAACATATAGGCCGCGATGATTTATTTCCATGTTCTGAAGATCCTCAAGAGATCCTATAAGTTTAAACTCATTGATCATCTTGTGGCCATCTCCGAATTCCTTGAAAAGACTGTATATGGTAGTTAAATCGTTCACAGATACTTTATTTAATTTACAATTTATCTCTTCACAGATCTAAGTGCAGCCTCTTGTCTCCTTTGAGCAGACTCTATTTTGTTTTTCTGTGATAAATAAGACATTTCCGGTAATACCACACTCATTTTAAGCATGTATATCTCGTCGTACCTCCTTATATCCTCTTGAGCAAGCATTCTAACGATACTGTACCAATACCACTGTTGGTTAAAGGTCATGTCTGCACCTGGGGAAACAGGTGTGTGATCTTCGTCTTCCTCATCTTTTTCCTCGATCGGGTCATAAAAAACCCCTGCGAATTGCTTAAAAAGCACAAATTCACGGTCTTTTATGTACTTCTTCAGCAATGAATAGACATCCTGCACAGGACATGCGAGTATTTTATTAAGATTGTCTTGTTCTGTCTTCGGATCGTTGTTATCAAACTCCTTATGATGCTTAGGTCTTAATAGTAATTTTGCTATCTCTCTGTCCGAATCTGAGTCATGCTTGAACTTTACCTTGCCGGTTATGATTTGCTCGATCATTATAAACTGTCCAAGCACAAGGTCATTGACATTATCGTAGTAGGTGAAGTTGTCTTTTATGTACTTCGTGACTACCTCAGTGTCTTTGATCGGATACACCTCTTCAAAACTGTTGAGAAAATCAATGCGTTCTAACGGCTTTAATCCTTCAAGGTATGCTTGGATATCTTCCGGAGAAGAAAGTCTCTCAGCGATGCTTAAATGCTGCTTAAAATCGATCATAGAAACATGGTTACACCTCCGTCTTGTTCCTCATAGCAACAATATGCCGCTATTGCTAAACTCATGACGCAGTCATCGTGCTTTCCGTCAGTATTTGAAAATTGTAAATTACCTGTAATCGGGTTCTTCTTGCTTTTATAGTCATACAACTCCTTAACCAACACATCGTAGTCCGGTATTTTAATCTTATGATCCTCGAAGAGTTTAATCAAGTTCTTTATAATCACCGGTTTAGAGGAAGAGGTAGTGTTAAATGGAATCATCTTATAGAGTCTGTCGTCAGATGTCAACTCGTCAAAGAGAAGGTCGTTGTTGTTGATCTCGAAATAAGCGGCGGTCAGTTTTCCGGAGTTCTCCCATCGTAGATAAAACTGTTTGATTCGTTCTTTGAATCCAACCGAATCGAGTCCTTCCTCCTTAAAGTTGAACCTGTCGATCTCCAAGACCTCATAATCCTGGGTCATGGCTGTCAATACAGTATAATCTTGTGCAACACCGATATCCATTCCTATATAAACCCTTTCGTACTTTGTAGGTACCTCCTTACTTATCGATTCATCAATGTCGGAGAATAAAGCGTCGGCACTGACCGGCTTGCATAAAAACTCTTGATCGAACTGAGCCTTGGTCATGCTTTTCTTGATTCCAAGTACAGTTTCTTCCACGGCTGAGTCATTTAAGTCGAGATACGTTTTCTTTATCGACTTGATCTGCTTAAAGTTCTCTGGGTCCTTCCCGCGGGTGAACCAATCCCAATACCAGTTCTTACCGTTAAAGGTAGACGACATAACTACTCGTCCATTGGTCCGCGTAACCATCGGGAGAAGAACTTCATTAATAAACGCCTCTTTGATAAAAGCAGCCTCATCAATGTAGATAAAATCAAGCGTGGCACCGCGAAGATTATCCCCAGCCTCAGAAGACCTAAATTTAATAAAAGACCCGTTATAAAAATAAATCTCGTTGTGCTTGCGATCGAATCGCGTGATGATTTGTTCGAAGACATCTTGGTGGTTGCTAAACATCGCCTCAATGTCCTTCATCACTTTATTGGCTTGATCCTGTATTGGCGAAACCCAGAACATACGGTGTTTAGGGGTGTTTAATGCTCGCATAACAGCATCGTTCATCATAGCATAGGTCTTGCCGGTCTGCCGCCCCATAGCGGCCAGCGTTATAAAAGGCTTGTCCTCGTAGATGATCCGTAAAAAGTCCTTTTGCGGCTCAGTGGGTTTATAAAGTTTTAATTGCATTAATCAAAGTCCTCGTTAATATCAACATCAAGGTAATCTTGGTCTTCTGTAGGTTCACTCAAGTCAATAGTTGCCTTGATATTCAACTTGGTCTGCTGCACCTTCGTTGGAGCCTTATACCCTTGCATATCATTAATAATCTTAATAGACTCCATGGCCGCCTTCATGTCGCCCTCGGCTAAAGCCAAGTCTCGTATTTTAATAAGCGCACTAAGGTTAGTACCCTTCGCTGCCTCAATACTTTTCATCTCGGCGTTAGCCATAGCCATCAACTCACGATGGAAGGCCGTACCCTGGTTCCTGCGATCACGATAGTATGAAGTGTAATTTAAGTCTCGTGCAATTTTTGCACTTGCCTCCATGCCCTGCTCCGCAACCTTGTCCAAGAACTCTTGTTGCAAATCAGTCAATTCAGAACCACGTCCAGCCACCACATCACCCTTCTTGTTCCGTCGTGCTGTCATCACTCTTCTGCTTTGGATCAATCAACTTATAGATAGGTTGGTTTCTAATACCATACTTACCAGTGAACTCAAGGTTATTATAAGTCGGCGCCTTTTCATCGCTATGGTACCATTTCCAAATACTGGTCTTCACGCGTTGGATACAACTGCCGCAACCTGTTCTTGGATTCTCCCACTTAGGCATATATCTACTCTTACCAACAAGATCATTATAAACCTTAAACATGGCTTCCTTCAGTTCCCCTTTTGGTAACCCTGTTCCTGTCAACCTTGACAATACTTCTTTCCGTGTCATAATTAGTGTTTAATCAATCTACAAGATAATGAATTCTTCAATTCATTGGCATACTAAACAAACAGTATATCCTATGTCTACATACTAAGGATATACAGAGTATACCCTATAAAGGGTATACTCTATATACTTAGTTCTACACTAAGTATATACTATATCCTAAGTATATACAAGAAAACTTTTTGGCTTTACGGTTTTTGCATTCACGATCACCTCCGTCTCCAAATCCCCCGCGAGCAGTGAGGTCTAAGTTATCTCCAGACTCGTCTCTTCCGGTCACGGGGTCGGACCTGGGGCCAATGGTCGGACCTGGTCGGCGTCCAGGGGTCCCGGGTCGGGCTGCAGCGGTGGCGCCTGGGGTCCTGGGGTGCGTCCTGGGCGCGTATCGGGTCCCGCTGTAGTGTATCGGCGCGGATGGGGGGCCGCGTGTCCTCCTGGCCTCTTTTCCTTCCTTCCTTC